AGTAAAAACGAGATAGCAAGTGGAATAAGTAATGCTAATGTATCGGGTACTTTAGGAGAGGTTACAGCTACGAACTCCACTGTCTTAGGTGGTAACTCTCCTGAAGACATTTTAGGTAAAAGACAATCAATAAGGCTAATGTATGGTAAAACAACTACAGCGGCATCACAGCAAGCAAGTAACTTAAATAATACAGCTGCATCATTTTTCGTAGTTCCTAATAATACTATCATATATTTTCACGCAAGTTGTTTAGCTGTTAGGGTAGGTGGAACTAGTGGTTCAGGAGCTGTAGGAGATTACCATTCATCTATTGAGCGAGGAGTTATAATTAACAAATCAGGTGTTGTAAGTATTCAAAGAGAAAGAGATGTCATTAAGACTTCAGGAACTACTACAGGATGGAATCCTACTGCTAAATTTTCAGGCACTAATTTTTTTATTGCAGTAAAAGGTGCAGCTAATATGACAGTAGAGTGGGCTTGTGACATTAAATTAACACAAATTAAAGCAGGGGTAACTTTATAAAAATAAAACTATGGCAAAGGAAGTACTAGAAATGGAAGTTAAGTCTAACATTGGTGATGTTGCAAAAGATACTAAGAAATTAACTACTGAATCAGTAAAGGCTAAGAAGGGTGTAAGTGGTATTGGAACAGCTTTCAAAGGAATTGGAACAGCTATGAAAGCAGCAGGAATAGGGCTTGTAGTTGCTTTATTTGCAAAACTTATGGAAGTGTTCAGTAAGAATCAGAAAGTAGTAGATGCTTTTGACACTGCTATGAATGCTTTAAGTATTGTATTTAATGACTTTTTTAATTTTATTTCAGAAAATATAGGTCCTTTAGTAGATTATTTTAAACAATTATTTGAAGACCCAGGAAAAAAGATATCAGAAATGGGTACAGCCATTAAAGAAGGGTTGGTAAATAGATTTAATGAGTTCTTAGAAGTATTAGGATTAGTTGCCAAGGCTTTTGGTGAATTAGTACAGGGAGAATTTGCTACAGCCTTTGCATCTATTAAGGAAGCTGGAAAGCAAGTTGTAGATGTTTATACAGGAGTAGATGATACTTTTGATAAGGTAAAAGATACTATTGTAAAATATACTAAGGAAACCCTTAAACAAGGTAAGGCTATTACAGCAGGGGCAAAAGCAGCACGACTTGCAGCAATGGCTGTTGAAGAATTAAATGCAAAAAATTTAAAAGATGCTGAAGACCAAAGACAAATTAGAGATAATGTTAATAAAACATTTAAAGAAAGAATAGAAGCAAATGAAAAGTTAAGCAAAGTATTAGAAAAATCAGGAAAAGATCAAAAAGCTCAATTACAAATACAGGTAAATGCTGCAAAAGCAGCTAAAAACTTAATAGATAATACAGAAACACAGTTGGAATTAAGAGCTGCTAACTTAGCTATGTTGCAACTCGAAGAAGCAATTAACGGTCAAGTTTCAGAACAACTAACAAATAAAGTTGGTTTAGAAAATGAACTACTAGAAGTACAAAGAACGCTAAGACTAGAATCTATGGAAGGACTGCAAAGAGAATTAGCAGAATCTCAAAGTGCTTATGATGTTAAAGTAGAACAAGCTAGGAAAGCAGGAGAAGACATTACAGAAATTACTGCAATTTTTAATAAAGAGCAACAAGCTATAAGAGATGCTGCAGATAAAAAAGAAACGGCTGCAGATAAAGCAGTAACAGACGCAAAAAAAGCAAATCTAAACTCTCAACTAGAAGCGTACTCAGGACTTGCAGGAGCATTACAGGGATTAGCAGGTGAAAGTAAAGAACTAGCAGTAGGTCAAGCTATTATTGATACTTATGTTGGTGCGAATAAAGCCTTTGCACAAGGGGGAACTGTTGGGTTCGTTACAGCAGCAGCAGTAATAGCAGCAGGTCTTGCAAATGTAAAGACTATTTTGTCAACTGATACAGGATCAGGAGGAGGAGGTTCTGCACCTGCTGCACCTGCACCACAAATGATGTCAGGAGCTTTTGATATTGAAGGTGGTGTTGCACCTGAAGCTAGTAAGGCATTCGTTGTAACTGATGAAATGTCTAATAGCCAAGACCAATTAGCTAATATAAGACGTAGAGCTACAATCTAAAATCAAATAAACTAACTTAAAATCTATTATATACTATGCCTTGCGAACAATGTGAAAACGGAAAATATAAATGGGGAAAAACTGGCTCTTGTAAATACGATACAAAAGCAGACTGTGAAGAAGACAATAAAGACTATTATGAAGATATGAAAGAAACAAAAATCGTAGAATTAGTAATTGCAGACGATAGTCAAGAGATCGCTATTGATGCAATCAGCCTAGTAACTAGTCCTGCCATAGAACAAGACTTTGTATTTTTTGGTAAAGAAAAGAACAATCTGACATTTGCTAAGGTAGATGAAGAAAAGCGTATGCTAGTTAGTCCTGCCTTGATTCCTAATAAAAACATATTCAGACACGATCCAAATACAGATTCTGATTACTATGTTTACTTTTCAAAAGAAACAGTTAGAAAGGCTGCTGAATTGTATTTAAAACATAACAACCATCATAAGGCAACGTACCAACACCAAGACAGAGTATCAGGAGTTTTAACAGTTGAAAGTTGGATTAAGGAAGGAGATAGTGATAAGTCAAAGTTATACGGCTATGACTTACCTAATGGAACTTGGTTCGTTAAAATGAAGATTGAGAATGACGAACTTTGGGAAAAGATAAAAGGAGGAGAATTAAAAGGTCTTTCAATTGAAGGCTACTTTACTAATAAATTTGAACAAATGAATAAAATAAAAGAAACTACAACTGAAGAAATACTAAGTGCATTTAATGAATTAGTAAGGGAAGGAAAAATTACTACAATGAGTAAGGCTAAAAGACTTGAATTAGGATTAGCTGATGACGTAGAAAAACTTACACAACAAGCAAAAGCATTGATTCCTGAATTAACTAAAGACGCAGGATTTATCAAAGAAAGAGAAAAAGATGCGGCTTCAGAAAGTAAACTTTTAATCAAAAGAGAATCTATATTAGAAAAAGCTGACAAAAAAGAAAGAGAACTTTTCAGAGCTTTAGATACAGCAAAAGATAACTTAGCTACAGCAGAAAGAGAATTTAAGGAAACTGAAGGGTCTTTAAAAAGTTCAAAAGATTCAATAGTTTTTATTAATAAAAGACTAGACAAAACAAAAGGAAAAGCAGGTAAACTTTCAAAAACTTTAGTAAAGAAATTAAACGCTTTAGACAAAGCAGCTAAAGACTTAGGAGTAAAAATACCTGCTGCTGCTACAGGTTATCAAGTTGTGCAAAAATTACTAGGCTTACTATAAAAATCAAACAGAACAATAACTATTCTATTATATAACAGAACTTAAAACAAAACTATGGATTTAAAAAATCAAATATTAGTAGCACTTGGTCTTGATAAAGGCGAAGAAGTTTCTCTTGCGTGGCAAGCGAAAAGCGAGGACGGAACTATTTTCGTTTCAACAGCTGAAGAATTAGAAGCAGGAGTTGATATTTCTGTTTTAACTGAAGATGGCACAACAATTTTATTACCTGTTGGAACTTACAAGACTGATACAGGAGTATCTTTCAGAGTAGAAGAAGAAGGTATCGTTTCTGAAGTTATGGAAAGCGAAACTGAAGAGGAAGTAGTTGAGGAAGAAATGGCTGAAGAAGAAGAGGAAAAGAAATATGCAGATGTTGCCGATTGGGAAGGGATGGAGAAAAGAATCCAGAACCTAGAGGATGCCGTTGCAGACTTGAAAAAAGCTAAAGTAGGCGGTGATGATGAGGTTGAAGAAATGGCTGTAGAAACTGAAGAAAGAGGTTCTACACCTAAAACTATTAAGACTACAGAAGTAGTTGAATTTTCAGTTGAAGATTTAAAAGCTGAAAACAAAAGACTAAAGACTGAATTAGCAGAAGCTCCTGCATCAGCTCCTTTAGATACAAATAAATTTAGTTCAGATAGAAAGCCTACAACTAAATTAGAATATTCAAAAATGAGTAAGAACGAGAAGTTTTTACATAACTTATATAATTAATAACTAAAACAAACAAACAAAATGGCGTTTACTACGACAAGCAATTTCGCAGGAAAGGCGGCTGGATTCTATATTTCAGCGGCATTAAAATCAGCAACATCACTTGAATATCTTACAATGATTGAGAATATTAAGTTTAAATCTAACATCCAAAAAATGGATGCAACAGTTTCACCTATTGCAGCGGCAACGTGCGACTTTACAGGAGCAGGAACTCTTGCTTTAACCGAAAAGGTTTTAGAACCAGCTAACCTACAAATCAACCTAGATTTGTGTAAATTAACGCTTTTGGATTCTTGGGAAGCGTTACAGATGAGAGCAGGAGCAGGAGCACCACCACCTGCATCTTTTGATGATTACGTAATCTCTTATATGGGAGATATTATCGGACAAGCTACAGAAAATTCTATTTGGGCAGGAGTTGCTAATGCAGGTGGAGACTTTATTGGTTTCACAGGAGCAGGAGCAGCAGGATGGTTAAGAAATGGAAATGATGCAACGGTTAATCAAGTAGTATTAACAGGAGGTGCAGGTGTAGCTCCAGTAGTAGGAACTATTATTGCTGACATCCAAGCAGGATTAAATGCAGTACCAGCAGCAGTTATTGGAAAAGATGATTTATATATTTACTTAAACCAAAAGAATTACCAATTATACATCCAAGCAATTTCAGCATTAGGTTACTTAAACGCTTACAATATGCAAGGTGATTACGTTCCAATGTTTAACGGAATAAAAGTAGCTGTTTGTAATGGTTTACAAAATGCAGCAATCGTAATAGCTGAGAAGTCAAATATGTTCTTTGGAACTGACCTTTTAAGTGACCAAACACGCATCCAATTGCTAGATATGTCTGCTTTGGACGGTTCAGATAATATGAGAATGGTCGCTCGTTACTCAGCAGGTACTCAAACAGGAGTTGGTGCTGATATCGTACTTGTATCTTAATAAATAAATAAAAACGAAGACGGAGGGTTTCAAAGCCCTCCATCTTTATAACCACTTAAAAAAAACAATTATGGCTTGTACAGCATTAACAAAAGGTAGAGGACTCGACTGTAATAGAATCAGTGGTGGAATAAAATTTGTTTATTTCGGAGTTTACGACCAATTTACACCACCAATAGAATCAACAGGACTTCCCGTTACAGATGGAGTAGTAACTGATTTAGAAATGGGTAGTAATGACTTATACAGATATACTATGCCTTTAGGTGTAGCTAGTTTAACCGATACAATCGTTGGTAGCCGTGAGAATGGAACTATTTACTATACACCTTCTTTAACCGTTATTCTTAACCGTTTAACCAAAGAGGATCAAAATCAAATTAAATTATTAGGAGCGACAAAACTGGTATGTTTCGCACAATTAAATGCAACTTTAACAACAGGAACAGATGTAATTGTTGCTTTAGGAGTAACTAATGGAATGGAACTTAATGCAGGTACTATGGATTCAGGTGCAGCCTGGGGAGATAGAGGAGGATATACTCTTACTTTTGACGGAATGGAAGCAGAACCTTTTCCAATGGTTGCTGACTATCCAATAGCATCAGGACCTTTCACAAATGCAGGGTTTAATTTTGGTACTATAGTAACAACTTAAAATTCTAATCTGTTTTCTTATAATCTTAAAGAGGGTAGCTTAATAGTTACCCTTTTTTTACACTTAGTGAGGGTGGTGCGGCTTGTACGTATATAGGGAAACCTAGCGTTCACTATAGGAATTAGGGAGCTTACGCTTCCTTTTTCCTTTATTAACCAAACAAAAACAACTTTTTTCTATTATATAGTATGATACAAGGATTTACTGCTACAAATATAAGTGCTTACCTTTCTACAGAAGATAATAGATTAAATAATTCAGTTGCATCAACACAGATTAGATTCTTAGTAAAGTTTATTAATGACCTTGATGGTTCTATTTCTTATTGCTATCCAACTTCTTTAATAAATCCAAGATACACACTAATGACATTTATTTATGAAGCTATAGTTGCAAATGTAGATTTTTATGCATCTGAAATTCATCTTCTACCCGCAGGACATTGGAAATATGAAGTTTATGAAGTAAGTTGGATAGGTCCTATTGTAGTAACAGTAACAACAGCTCCAGCTACTGAAAAAGATGTTTTGCCTGTAGCTAATACTAACGGAGTAGTACAAGGAATAGTAACAAAAGGAATACTTAACTTAACTGAAAAAGAAGGAACAGAGCAAGTACAATACACTCAGCATACAGAACCAACAGGAACAAACACAATATATTACGGTCAATAAAAAATAATATGGATAAAATAATATCAATTGATTTAAGCACAAGCACAGCACCTTTAGTTCAAGAAATAAGAGGTAAAGATTGGATTTCTTATGGAGATACTAATGGGCAATGGGCAAACCTCTACCCTCAGTTTTTAATTGACCTTTACTATTCTAGTTCAATAACGGCTGCTATTGTAAATGCTACTGCTGAAATGATAAGTGCTGAGGACTTGGTAATAACAGATGTAGATGATAGAGATGAAGAAGCAAGAGTAAAGTTACAAAACTTTATGAATAATGCTAATGGTAATGAAACTCTACACGAGGTATTAAAAAAGGTATCTTTTGACTTTAAATTACAAGGAGCATTTGCTCTTAATATTGTATGGTCTAAGGACAGAACTCAGATAGCCGAAATCTATCACATTCCTGTAGAGAAAATTAGGTGTGAGCGTCCTGATGAATTTGGAAAAACTAAAGGTTACTATGTTTCAGGAGATTGGGCAAATACAAGAACTAACAAGCCTTATAGAGTTCCTGCATTTAATGTAAACGATAGAACTTCTCCTAATCAAATTCTTTATACAGGGCTTTACAGTCCTAATATGAATTCTTATTATACGCCTGATTACGTTAGTTGTAATAACTGGGCTTTAATAGATTCTAAAGTTTCTGAGTTTCATTTAAATAATATATCTAACGGTTTCACAGGCTCGTTTATGATTTCTTTCGCGAACGGAATCCCGACAGCTGAAGAACGTAGACAAATAGAACAAAGCTTAGAAGCTAAATTTACTTCAGAAAAAAATGCAGGTAAATTTGTATTAACGTTCTCAGATGACAAGACTAGAGTACCTGAAATAACATCAATAAGTCCATCAGATTTAGACAAGCAGTATTTAGCACTCCAAGAACTTTTGACTAGCAACATCCTCTCAGGTCATAGGGTTACTTCTAAGACACTTATGGGCTTGGATAGTGCTAATGGCTTTTCAAGCAATGCAGACGAGCTAAACGCTGCTTCTAATTTTTATAAAAATACAGTAATTGTAGGATTTCAAAATAAAATACTTAAAGTATTGCACAAGTTATTCCAAGTAAACAATATGGATATGCCTGTTCAATTCGTACAGCTTAAACCTATTACTATTAAGTTTACAAATCAAGACTTAGCAGGAGTTCTTACTTCAGATGAAATAAGAGAAGAAATGGGATATGCTCCTTTAGATGTTGATGTAGATGTTAGAGAGGACTTTGCTAAAGTTGGAATGATTGATGGAAAGCCTGTATTTGATACCATAGAAGAAGCTTTAGCGAGTGCAAAGACTTTAGGGTGTGAAGGGTATCACGAACACGATTATGAAGGTAAGACAGTCTA